TAAAATTATACAGATGTTTATATTTTGGACCAGATTCCAAATATTGTGAAATAAAAAAGGGGGACTAATGTCCCCCTTTAATTTTTTCAACTCTTTAATTATTATCTTAAAGAGTTGAGGTCGAATGTTCTAACACCATCAACCTGAATCACACCATAGAATCTGTTGTTAACCATCTTCTTAGCGTATCTTGTCATGATACCCTTAATTGGTGTGAAGTTGAATGGGTTGTACATAGTTGGTGTTAACTGGAGTGGTACATACGGTGCGTATACATATCCAGTATCCAACATTGAATTACCCTTGTGACCTAACAATACCATGTTTGGTGGGAAGTATGGGTCACGGTACACTTGGTATCTTCCAGAAAGAGTACCAACTCTTTCAATACCCATGTTGTAGTTATCCTGATCAGGAGCCGCGTTTGAAACGTGGAAGTACTCTAGATCGTCAAAGATTGCTGAAACCTCTGAAGAGCAAACTACCCAGTTAGCACCACCTCTCAATGTTGATTTGTGGATTTGAGCTGAAATCTGGTTGATCGCAGTGATCAATGTCTGGTTCCAGTCCTTCTGGTTGTATGCTGTAGAAGTTGTTGATAATCTTCTCCATCCGTCATAGTCCCATCTTAGTTTCCAAGCCGCACCTTTTCTCAAGTCTCTTAAGATCTCACGATCAATTTCTGCTGCCACTTGCTCTGACAATAAAGCTGTCAATTCAGCTTCAGCGTCAATGTTGTGGAATGCAGAAACGTCTTGTGCGAGTTCTGGAGACCATTGTGCTCTTAGTTTTCTTTCGATTGCTGTTACAGTAACCGCTTCAAGATCGAACGATACTTCACCGATCTTGTCTTCGAATTCGAGTTCTTCATATACTCTGTATGTTGCCTGGAATCCAGCGAAAGCCGCTGTGAATGATGTACCTGTGTAACCATCAAGTGAACTACTATCGTCTGTTGGTGTCTTCAAGTCAACAACGACACGTAAAATACCATTAGCGTCACATAGATCTTGATATCTACCTCCGTTACCGTCAGAGAATGTAGATGTCTGAGTATCACCATATTCAACAATACCCTTACCATACTTCTGAGTAAGAACGTTTACTGGGAATGCAGAACCCTCACCTTGAACATTTAAGTAAGATAGGAATTCTTCAGTATCCATTTCGTTACCGCTTGGACCAATCATTCTACCAGCAGCAACATTACTAAATCCAGAGAATGCAACAACAACAGACTTAGGGAATGATGTTCCACCAGTAAATGCCGCATCAGTCACTACAGTACCATAGCTACTACCAGAAACGATAGTACCTTGGATGGTGTGTGCACTGAATCTACCCTTAGAGTAGTCAAACAATCCTTCAGGATCAACACCTGATCCAGCAGTACCTGGAACAGATCCTTCGTAGAATCTATCGTATAGGTTAACCGAACTTTCAGAGTATCCAGAATATGGAGTAGTAGGACCATTAGGTGCTCCGAATGGAGGAACGTGCTCGTTAGCAGCACCTCTAGCCTGAATTTTAGGTACAAAGTAGAACAACTTACCGATTGGTAGGTTCATAGCCTGTACAGAAACGATATCGTTAGCCAACAACTTAGAGAATACTCTTCTGATGATTGGGAAAACGACTGTTTCAAATGATCCGCCAGCGTCAGATGTCGCAGCTTCGTTGATTAGGTGAGATGCTTGGTTCTCATATAACTGAGCCATGTTCTCTTTTAATTGACCATTGAGGCCATCTAGGAACCCTAACTTGTCCCATTTGTTTACTGTGTCTTCCTTGATAACTTTGAGGTGCTTAAGACCAATGTTACCAACGAGACCTGATTCTAATAATGCTCCCATTTTTATAATTTTTTAAGTTATTTTTATTATAGTTTTTTCATGAGGTCCCTCATTCTCATAAATTGAGGGTTCTCATAAGTTTTATTTTCGATAAGGTTTGTAGCTGAACCCGTAGTTGGAGTTTTTTCAACTTTGTTTTCAATTGTTTCCTTAACGAGGGTTGAATCATCACTTAAAGATTTTTTGACACTCTTATATAATGATTTTGATTCTTTTAACGTATCGACACCATCGAAACGTCTTAATATATTTATTTTCTCTTGCTTAGTTGTAGTGTGTTCAGTGAACAATCTAGTAGCGTAAGCTAAGTTTGAATTAAAAACTGCAACTTCAGTTAACTTCTCTTGGAAAACACCTAGAGCTTGTTTGTACTCTTGATTCTTTTCTCTAAGTTGTTTCACTTCATTTTGAAGTTTTCTATACAATAATTTATTTGGAACTGGACCAGTACCTGGTTTAGAACCACCTTTAGGACTACCGTCAGGATTTACACCTTTTCTTTGTCCTTGTGCTAAAGATCTTTCTTCAACCTCACCTTCGTCAACTTCTTCAGTTTCCTCGATTTCTTCTACTTCATCCATTTCCGTCTTTTCATATCCTTCTTCAACTTCTACAGTTTCTTCTTCAGTAGACATCATTTCAGTGACTTTTTTCATCATCTCTTTCATGTCATCATCTAAATCTTCTCTTTCCATCATTTCTTTCATTTTGTCCATTATCTCTCTCATTTCATGTGTTTCACCTTCGTGCTCTTCACCTTCATGAGTTCCACAACTAGCTTCATCCATTTCTTCGTTGTAACCTTCTTCTACTTCATTGTAACCTTCTTCGGTTTCTTCTTCAGTAAATTCAATTTCATAAAGAATTTCATCTGATTCATCAGATTCAGTTGATTCCATTTTGATTTCATATTCAACATCTTCAGTGTCATCTTTAATGTTAACACCAGAATCTGTTTGTTGAACAATGATACCATCTTCTTCACCCATTTTTTTGAACACCTGAATAATTTCATCATCAGTTGCCATTGTGAGATCTAAAGGTGCTAAAATTTCTTCTTCAGAATCGACTTCCAAGTCGTCACCAGGTAAGTCAGTCAACATCAGATCATCGATTTCAACGTCGTCTTCCACATCAGTGTCCATACCCATATCATCAAGATCTAATTCAACTTCTTCATCATCAGAATCATCATCTAAATCTAAGTTATCCAAATCTACATCAATTTCGAGATCTTCGGTGTCATCACCGACTTCTTCTTGTTCATCAATTTCTTTATGAACTGCTTCTTCTGTCTCGTCCTTTTCAGATTCTTCGATTTCAACCTCTTCTTCTTTTAGAGATTCTTTTACTAATTGACTGATTTCTTCCTTCATTGTTGAAGCAAGTATTCCTTTTGCGTTTTCAGTTACGGCTTCTTTCAAATTCTCCATTTGTAAAAGTGCCTCTTCAACCAAAGATTGTTTTTTATCTGCCATTTTTTTATTAATAAGGTTTATTTCTAAATAAATATGTGAAAAACTAAAAAAAATCTGGCCATCTATTTCTAGAAAACAAAAAAGTCGAGTTTTACCTCGACTTGTAATTTGTTAGTTGTAGAAAGTTTATTCGAAAACTTCGTCAATCTTACTTTCACTGACTGAAGTAATTCTCCAATCCAATGAAATATTACCCATTCTTTCCATAACTTTAGCTTCACAATCAGTGACACTAATAGCATTGACTAACTTTTCTTCACGTAGTTTTTTAATTCTTCCTGTTTGTGGATCTACGTCATCAATCTGTATTTTGACCACAAAGTATTTTTCAGCTGTAACCATAATAATATTATTTATCTAAATAATCGGATAACTTTGTCATCAAATCAAGTGAACGTGTAAATTTATCTGTATTTACCTCTTTTTCTTGATTTTTTTCTTCATCTAGTTTTTCATCATACTTACCTCTATCATCAGGATTTAAGTATAAGTAAGCTCCTGGAGTTGAAGGTGCCGAAACCAAATCAAAACATATTAATTCGAAATCATCTTGAACTTCATTTTTTTCTCCTTTATTTACAAGTGATCCAACACCTCTTGATGACACACCCATCGTAACACCTTGTCTCATTAAATTTGCCGCTTGATCACCTGGTGTTGAAACAACACCTCTTTCATGGAAACCAGGTGAGGTTAATAACTTTATCTTACCCATCAATGTGTTTCCTTCCCACCAAACGTCAGTTATTAAATGAGAAACTCTATCTAAGTCAATTAATGAAGATTCTGGGTGGTTTAACTCAGAAATTGCCAAACCTTTTTGAATGTTATTTTTATACTTTTCAACTTCTCTTCTCAATATTTTTTCTGGATAAGTTCTACCGTTTCTATTTGGTATATCATACTTTTGTAAAGTCGCGTAAAAAACAAACGGCTTGGAGTGATCTAAGTCACCATAAGATTCTTTGATAACTTGGGCATTTCTTGAATCTCCTGGTGAGATCGATCCGGCATCATACTCAATTAATATACCTTTTCCTATATCTGAGGGTCCTAAAACTTTCATATCAAATTTATTTATAAATAGTTTGAATTTGATTTAAGATGAAACTTTGATTGATTTAGACTTATGTATTTTGAAATATTTTGATTTCATAAGATCTTCTTTATAAATCTGACCTATAATATTTTTTATTTTATTTCTTAATATTAAGGATTTGAAATTTTCGTTTTCTTCATTTAGAAATAGTGTAATTTCAAGATTCGCAAAACTTCTCTTACCTTCTTTTATACCACTACTTCTGATGTCTAGATCTATGATATTATATTTTTTGAATGTTATTAAATCCATAGACTCCAAGACTGTATGTTTTATTTTTCTCTCCAAATTACCTACGATTCTTTCCCAATTCTCGTAATGATCTGTTGGTTCGATCCAGCATTGTAAAACGATATATAATGATTTTAATTTTTTAGCGTCAACTGTACCAAAAAAACATGTCGCATTTTGTAAAAAATTCAACCGACTGGTTTTTCCTTTTTTCATATTTTAAACATAATAATAGTTTATTTTTATAATTAAAAATATAAGTTATATTTGTACATTTGTCAAAAGAAACTATTTATATAACATGCTAATAGTCAAAGTAAATAAAAAAGATGGGATAGAGAGGGCTCTGAAAATTTACAAGAACAAAGTTCAAAAAGTTAAACAGAATGAAAAGATTCGTTCTAATATGTTTTTTGAGAAAAAAAGTGTTAAAAAAAGAAAATCTAAAAAGAAGGCGATTTACTTACACAAAAAATCACAGATTTTCTGATAACTGTTTCAATTGAAATAAAGAAAATAAGTTTACTTCATTAGAATTAATTTTCTCGATTGTCTTATCAACTTTTGTTTTCAATTCTTGGTCACTAGATGATTCATTTAGTTGTAAATTAAGACTTTCGAAAATTTTAGTCTTTTCATTTTCATACTCTACCTTTAATTCATCATTACTCATCGATAAATATTTTTTTACCTGATTTAGATCTGACTCACTCAAGTTCGAAAAATTTCTATCGAATGTTTTTGCGGCAATGACTTTCATTGAAGAAAGAGGTAAATCTATTTTAGAAGTTGGTATGTCGACCTTACTTTCTTGTAATAAAGATTTAATCTTATTTTTTGATTCAATTCTTTCTAGAATTTTATCGGATGTTTTATGGTAAACTAGATTATCAATATCAATATAATTATTAACATCCAATTTCAAACCTTCAGAGAGTTTACCGATCTTATCTTTGTTACTTATCAGAATATTCTCTAAAATGGTTAAACTTTCTTCCAAATATTCTCCTGATACTGTTTGATCTAATTCTTGTGATTCACTTAGGTTATCGTAAATACTGTAAGCTTCACAAATTTGTTTGTCAGATAATACGTTATCTTTGAAAAATTTCATGTTTGTTTTAAATTCATTAGTACCATATGATTCCGTCAATGAATTTTCGATATATGTCTTGAGTTGTCCAAAAGTTTTCATAGCCATTTTATTTATAAATATTACAATAAAAGTTTATTGAGTTTTTCTTCGATTTCTTTCAAGTCTTCACGACCTTTAGATAGATCAATAGAATCTTTACCATTTAGTAATGAATCCTCTAAAATTAAATCAAGATCCTTATTTTTTACAAATGATTCTATGGGTGTTTCTTCAGTACCACCACCTTCATCACCTCCTAAATCACCACCTAAGTCTCCACCTAAATCTCCACCTAAATCAGGAGGAGGTCCTCCACCCAAATCTCCAAATCCAGAATCAGATGGTTCTGAAACCTCACCTTCTTGTTCACCCGTATCTTGATCAACCTTATTACCGTAAAGTTTGTCAATGTTGGCGAACAATCCAGTCTTAGAAATAACTTCAGGTGTTTTTTCTAATTCAGCAGCTACGGCTTTTTCAATTCTTTGTTGTTGTATATCCAACTTAATTTCGTCATCTGAAAGACCAAGAATATGTTTCTTAGCCCATGAGCTGGATACTGCTTGGATTCCATTACCAGGATCAGAGACCGCATCTCTATATAGTTGAATTTTAGATTGCCAATTTTCTACTTTGAGTAGGTCTGCTTGAGTTGATGGGTTAGTCAGTGAAAGAGTAAAGTTTGTTAGTTCATCTTCAAATCCTAATATGTAAAGGTGAATAATAGCAATTTTATTCAATTCTGCTATCATAGACTTTTGTATTTTATTAATTGTTCTTGCAAACCTGATATCTTGTAAAGCTAAAGTTTTACCGTCACCCACCACTTCTTCAAAACCTAGGAATGCTTTAGGAACCCTTAGTGCTGTCAATAACTTTTTTTGGATGTACTCAATATCCGCTATTTCAGATAAGTTTTGTGCTCCTGGTAAAGTATCGATTGGATTAGGTGCGTTAGGGTCCCTGACAGGTATGAAATAATCTTGATCGACAGCCATCTGATTGTATCTCAAATCAACATTACCATTTTGAGGATCTGCAACTTGATCTCTCTTGAATTTATTCGCAACTCTTTGGATATATGGTTCAACATCCTTATCGTCCATATTTCCCACGAAAACTTTAAAGACTCTTCTTTCTGGTGCCCTAGATGTTCTGTAAATTAACATCGCATCTTCAGACAAGATTAATTGTTTCCAAATCCTTCTAGCTTTTTCTAACATGGAAGTACCATAGGGTAACTTTCTATCGTCACCTAATAATCTGAAGTGAGCAATTTCCCATGTGTTAAAACTCATGTCCTTAACTTGCCAAAGAAACTTTAACGAATCATTTTCAGTATCGGTAGTGTTTCTTTCAGGACGTAGTTTCATACCTCTCTCTAATCTTTGTATTTCAATGTTAGGTAATTGTTGTCCTCCCATTACACCTTTTTCTGGGTCAAGTTTTAAAAATACAAAGTTATCTCCATACTTACATGTGTTTCTAGTCCACATTTGAAGATTCGTATTAATATCCAATTTGTTATTGAACAAATCAGCGAGTATAGACTTTATTCTTTTACTTTCAGAATATATCTGTAAAATAAATCCATCTTCATTAGGTGTTGTAGATTCTTCGGCGTATATGTCTAATGCGGCAGATATTTCAGGAGTATACTCCATAGATTCATAATCATAAAAAGATGCTAACCTAGTAGGTTCATAATAGACGGCTTGTGTGTATAAATTATTTTCAATTTTTTGCCACTGTTGACCTAAATAGTAAGTTTGTTGTGCTTGTAGTTTTTCCTTCTCATACTCACTCTTGTTAGTCGTCTTTAATAATTCTTGTTTATCAAATTTGAAAACTGGTGGTTGCTGATCCAAGGTTGAATCAGGTCCAAAAACCTTTGTTAGTCTTTGCCAAATTGTATAATTGTTATCTGCCATACTGATAAATATAAAGAAATATACTATTACTTAAATAGAACCTCTACCAAAAAGCCAAGAATATTCTCTATAATCTTTCTTCAAAGCATCTCTTTGGTGACCCTCACTTCTATAGTAGTTTGGTATTGATGGATTAAAATCTGCAACTTTTTGACTTTGGTCACTTTCTTGTAACGACCAACTGTCAACCATTGCTTTAGTTTGTTCGGTCAATTTATTAAGTTGTGTAAATGAATTTTCACCGACGTAAATTGCCATTGCCATAGCCATTATCAAATCATCATGTTGTCCCTTCATATGGTCTGGTCTACCATTTATATATACAAAAGTGTTAAGTTCATTCAAAAGTCTGATTGATCTTACAGTAAACTTATGTCTCAAACACTCCTCAAATGACGAAATTATTTGTACTCTTTTTGAGTTGAAATTTAGACCTGGTATTTTTTCGTTAACTTTCGGATCATATTTCCATTTGTTGAATACATCTTTTCCCTCTACGTATAAGTCTTTGTAACCTAGTTCTTGTAATTTACGTGAAGTAGAAACTCCCATACCTCCAGTAATATCGATAACAACAAATGCGGAATACATTGTTGCCCATTTGTAAGCGACTTCAGCTGCGACATCTGGTGGTATCTTACCTAAGTATTCTAAAACTTGTTCCCTTTCATCGAAATCTATGATACAAAATGTCGTAAAATCTTCACTATCACCTCGAGAAACATCTATACCCATAATGTATTTGTGACCTATGACCGGTTCTTTCCATTGCCAAAGAGCACCACCCATAAATTTATTTTCAGGTTCCCTTATACAATTGTCTTTTAGATATTCAACAGTTTCAGAGGGAATAACATTATCACCAGATCCAAGAAAATTACATTCAAGTTCTTGAGAAATTTTTCGTCTGTCAAACTTGAGTTTTTTAGCCATAGCTTCGAACCAAGAGGACAATGGTTTATATCCTTTTTCAAAATGTGATTTGATCTCATCAAAGTCTCTTTCTCTGGGATTTATGTGTGAATAATCTATTGTTATTTCACTGTCATTATAGTCTTCTCTATTCAACAAATAATGAACTATATCTTTAGTTTGAACCAACTTTAAGTCAGAAGTGTATCTTGGATCCCGATACCAAAACATTTCGGTGACTTGGAAATCATTCATACCCTTCAATGACTGATCATATATCTGATAATATATGGGGTCAAACCCATTAGGTGTTGAAATTACAATCACTTTACCCCCTGTTGAGAGGGAAGCCATACAAGCTGCCCAAAAATCATCATCAGCTTCAATATAAGCCGCCTCATCAAAAATTAGTGTGGTAGGTGTATATCCCCTAAGTGCGTCCTTTGATGTTGCAACCGCCTTAACTTCACAACCGTTACTTAGTTTAAAATGTCTCTGTGAATTTTTTTCGTTAGAGAAATTAATACCTAACCAATCTGGCCATTGATCAACAAACCCTCTGATTTTATTGGCCATCTCAACCGCAGTATCTAATTTATTTGCGATTATCAGAATTTTTTCTGGTCTACTTTTGGAAGCAAATACAATTTTCTTGGATACCCAAGCCGATGTGACTGTGGATACACCTGCTTGTCTATATTTCAGAGCAATATTTTCTTCATGTTTTTCAAAATCTTCTATCAATTTTTTTTGATCAGGAAATAATTTTAAAGGTACGTATCCCTTTTGAGTATTATCATATGTTTGTAGATAAGTACTCATAGCATAGTCAGTATCTCTGACACACTTAGCGTATTCTAGTAAAACTTTTTCCTTTGTCAGACCCATTATGTAAGAGAGATTCCTAAATCACCTAAGAAATCTTCTAATCCTCCTTCATCATCGTCGTCATCATCTGAGTATTGACTCATTGCATCCTCATAATCATATCCTTTTAATTCGTCTATGATTTCATCAACCATGTTAGATACAATTTTCTTACCCTCTTCAGATCCTGAAAGTATCATTCTAGCAACCTCGAAGAATTCATCGGTAGTCAAAGATGAAAATCTTGAGAATAGATAGTTTTGAATTTCTCTCATATCATCTTCGAAAAGTTTATCTGGATAGGACTCAGTGAACTTTTCCCAAATGACTGGTCCAAGTCTTAAATCCCAAACTTCATATGGTAATGTATCTTCAGCACCCATAACCATTTCCGCAGCTCTAGGATCATCAGGTAAACCTTGAGTTCCTAAAACTTCGTAAACTCCTTTAATCAATTCATGAATAAGGACTGGAAAAAAGAGACCTTTAGCTCTGATCGTAGGTGGATCAGTAGTTTCATCAATTTCTTCGGAACCCTGTACTCCTTCACCACCCTCAGCGGCTGACATAGTCATTTGGTCTGGCATAATCCAATATAGAAGATCATTAATAGACATTAGTACACCATATAGATTTAGAAGTTCTGGATTGATATTATTTATTTCTTCACTAACGAGATTGAACATATAGTGACCCTTTTTTGATGCTCCTTGAATCAATGAGTTTATGAATCTCCTTTTAGCCTTCTCAAGATCAAATTTCTCAAATGCTGCCATAAAGTTTTCAAGGTCATCTTCGGCTTCATTACTTTCAATACCGAATACATCCTGAATTTCCTCATCTTCAAATTCTTCAGGTTGTCCTTGCATTTTTGAAGTGTCAATACCGCCTGGCATCGACATTAATTCTACGTCATATTGAAAAGCATCGTCCGGTAAAGACATTTCTTTTTTTACGAGATCGACAGCTAATTGTTCTAAAAAACCCTCATTATTTGATTCTAATTCCTTTACACGTCTTACGGCATTCATCAACATCATCTGTAATTGCATGAAAGCATTTTGACCCGCAACTTCTTGCATTCCAGTATATTGTTTAACCTTTTCAACAACATCTTTAAATCTCTTAGAAGCTACAAGTTCCGCAAAACTATTATCAAACTCATCCTCTTCTTTTCCTGGAAAAGCTGGATTGTCTGACAGAGGTGTATCACCACTTGAAATCTTTCTTTCGATATCTTGATCCATTCTTTCTGGACCGTCATATTGTATTTGTTCTTTAATCTTGCTCATCTTTAAATGTAATATTGATATTATCGAATTTGAAAAAATCTGGAATTGATTGATCCTCGGCCTTAGGCTTCGGTGAATGTTTTGGTTTGTAAGGAGTACCTCTTTTTGGTTTTTCTTTTGTTCCTGGTTTTACTCTTGTAGGTGCAGTCTCAGTGTTTCCCGCTTTTGGTTTGGGTGAATGTTTTGGTTTATAAGGTGTACCTCTTTTGGGTTTTTCTTTTGTACCAGGCTTAACCCTTGTAGGTGCAACTTCTTGTTCGATCAAATCTTTTTTTGTAATCATACCTTCAGTTTCTAAAATTAAAGATACTAAAGATTCTTCTAATTTCCTAATACTTTCTTTTTTAACATCTAAAACACATCTTTCAAACTTCTTAGATTCTTCTTTAGAATAGGAATCTCTTTTTCTACCAACTAACCCTAAAGAAGATGTGCAGATAGCATATGGATTATCTTCTTCCTCATCAATCATCCCATCTTGATAATTATCCATACCGTCATCCGTACTTGGACCTACTTGTTTAGGGTCCTGAGTTTGTTGACCGTCATACGGGTTAATTGTGTTGATATCTGATTCTCCCATTTCACCTTCTTGTGTGGTCACTGTCACTGAACCATCGTCATTTGGAACTACAGTACCATCATCAACTTTTATACCGGCATTTTTATTTTTCATTGACTGTACGTCTTGTTTTGAATACGTGGTCTTTTGAACTGTAGTGGTTGTGGATTCACCGATAATTTTATTATATAATTGATGAATGTCACTATTAGTCATTTCTTTAAGTGTGTTATACTTAAATCCCTCACTTACCAATTTCAATATTTTTCTATTTTTATTCATTTCCAATCAAAATTTTATCATCCATCAAGATTAGATCTCTTTCATAAATCTTATCTTCAATACTTTGTACTGTTTCACCATAAGAAAATACTAATCTATCAAATTTTTTATTAACTACATAATGAGAATCCTCGTTTTCCCAAGCAAGTGCAATGACTCCATCAATTGAGTCATAAAAAGAGAAAAAATCAGAGTCTTGAATTAGATTTAGTTCAAGACCTGAATTTTTCAAAATTTTAACAAGTGATATAAATTCTAAATTAGGTGGTTCTGGTTTTGACATTGCGGGACTTTCATCCCATCCTTCTCCCCAAACGTTTTCTTTATCAGAAAAGATAAATTCATAAACATTATCACCCCTATAGTTAGGTCCTAATTCATTTACATATACAAGTTTCATAATAATTCACCCGATGGACTTATTTTAAACTTTTTATCCTCTGTTTCGAAAACTAAATTTTTTAAATTTGTTCTTCCAACTAATTTAATATTCTTGTTTTCATTTACAATTGACTCCGAAACTACCTGTTGTTCTACAGAGGTAGAAAGTCTATTGATTTCTTTTTTCAATTTTACTTTTTCGATTGTCTCCTTCAAGTAAGATTTATTTTTGATTTCTTCGTCAACTTCTTTGTCGTAATACTTAGATATTACTTCTTCAGCCTTTGATTCTGAAAAAATTTCATCCATGACCATTTCTAATGGTTCTCCCATTTCACCTTCGTCACCACCTGCGTCAAGATCCAAATCAAGATCTAATTCATCACCAGTAGAATCGATATCAATATCACCTTCTAAATCATCATATTCAACTTCCTCTTCGAAGTTTTCCAAAATGTCATCTTTATCTTCCTCAGTTAGAGTCTCTAAATTAACCGCTGAAATAACTGAATTTAAAACGTATTTAATTTCCTCTGAAGTTAGACCTTGTTGACTTTCTAATGATCTAACCTTTTGTCCTAATTTACCGACTAATTTTTGTACTGATTTAAAACTCGCTTCCTCATCACCTTCTTCACCAGCTGGAGTTGTTTCAGTATCTAAATCCAAATCTAAATCACCCATAGTATCTTCATCATCTAAGTCCATATCTAATTCTGTGTCACCTTCATCAGATGTCATATCTAAATCTAGACTTAGATCATCACCACCATCGTCCATTGGTTCATCCATTGCTGGTTCATCACTTACTTCTGGTTTTGGAGTTTTGAGAACAAATTTCTTCTGTTCAACAAATAAGTCAATATTTTCACTGTTCTCGTTTAGTCTGTTCAACTCTTTTGCTAACAAATTCATTTCTTTCAGAGCCTGAGAAAATGATTTATGGTATCTTCTATTTTTTATATTAGTACGATATTCAAAATCACTAGATTCATCTATCTGTACCTTTACAATATAACCTCCCTTTTCTTTTTCGATACCGTAAGTTTTACCATCGGCTAGAGTAACTACAGATTCAGTTATATTTTTATTTTTTACATCGTTTTTTTTGAAATTAGCAATTTCTAGGATTCTTTGAATCTTATCATCACCAGTTAATTTTTCACTTCCTAAAGGTCTTAAATCTGACATTTTCTAAATTTTTTTATTTTAATTTTGTAATCCGTCTGGTCCTAGTCGAACTGTTGCACATTGTGATCTTGTATCGCCCGATGAGTCATTGTCATAGACCCAGGTTCTAAAAATAGCATGTTCAACATCCTGACGTGTCCCACCAGTAATTGGAGGAACTTTTGCTTCGTTAACAACTGTACATGCGGTATAAGCGGTCATTATATTATTTTATTAATAAATATGTAGTTTTTATGTAATTATCACAAAGAAAGTGATTTATCGGTTATTTGATTACTAAAATCGAATAATTTATCAATATATCCATTTCTTCTTAAAAACTTAAACGTGAGATTTTCATAAGAATATTCACCACCATCCTCTAAACCAGAACCTCTAAAATCTTTTAATTTTGTTTTTAGATTATCAATTGATTTCAAAACTTGATCTAAATCATTATCTTCATAATTTTCAATTAAGTTGTCAATTTTATCCATCCACAATTGTGATTTTTCTAAGATTTTTTCATATTGAATTTTTACTGATTCTCTTTCAGGTTTCTCGATCCAACTATTATACAGTACAGAATATACACCAGTAGAAAAATGTGGTTCGTTTGAATCCTGAACATATAATTCAACTTCATATCCTTTAACTGTTATATCATGAGTTGAATTATATACAGTCTTTTTCAACTTAAAAAGATCCTTGAATATTTCTTCCTGTTCTCCAGCATCTTTGTAATTGAATATTATATGTAAATCAATATCTGAAAATGATGACCAGTTATAGTTTGCTAAAGACCCTGTCATTGTAATGTCTTGAACAAAAATATCAAACCCTAAGAATGAAATGAAATTTTCAGCAATATCTAATAAAGAATTTCTTACATCAGAATGCATCGTTGGGGTTTTCTTACTTAGATCCCAGATTTCATCATTCATTTTGTCTTTAACTTTGAATGAACTTAATATTTTTGTATTAGTCTCCATCAATTCATAGAAATCTTTTTGTATTTATATTCTTTCGATATTTCATAGTTAAAGAATCTTCCCTGTGATTCTGCCATTCTCAATTTAGTAAATACTTGGTGAGGTACTTTATAATACTCATATTCATTTCCATTTTTGAAAGTGACGGTGAGTGTTTTAGATAATGTATCATAGATTGCTTTCATCAAGTTGGATGAATCTATTTCACATATAATTTTCTTTCCTTCAATTTTTTCTGATTTTATCGACATTATGAAAGTTTTTTCTTTAAAATATATGTTATATAGTTGTTTCCTACTAAAAATACTTTTTTAATTTCTGTTGCGTAATTCCCTTTTCTTCCAAATGATTTGTCAGCATTATCATTAGCTATTTTTGATGAAGTAGCTTGACTCATACTCTCACCAACACCAAATTGAAGTGTTTCTCCATTTACATCAATTGTACCGAAATCTTCATTCTCTTCTTTTATCTTTTCTTTTATCTCTTCCAAAATTTCTGATATAGGTTTTCCATTGTAGTCACCTAAATCATCTACTCCAGTATCTTCGTCAGATTTATTGATCAAGTCTTTGATTTTATTCGATCCTTTTTTTAAAGTTTCTTTAGCCTTATCTGAACCTTTTTTTATTGCTGACATTGCTGTCTGAAAAACTTGTTCATCGACTTCGGATTCTGTCAGACCCATCATATGCTTAATTTCCTTGATTTCATTTAAAATTTTGTTGTACATAATTACTGATGTTTTGTTATAAATATCATGAGAAAAAAAAACACCCCGAAGGGTGTTTAATTTAGAGTGTGACCACACGTTTCTTTTTCTTTTTTATTTCTGAATACGGAAACTTAATTCTAAGTATTCCATCTTTTATGTTAGCACTTATTTGTGATTGGTCCACATCTATGGGAACTTTATATTTTTTTGTATATGAATAGGACATATCTGAGGTTATTTCATTTTTACTATTATAATCACCTATGATCGACACTATATCATCATCAATTTCAATGGTAAGATTTTTTTTATTCATCCCGGGAAGGAATGACTCAAAAAAATAACCCTCTTCATTTTTTACAATATAATCGGTATTTTGTTTATCTTCATTAAAGAAGTAAGGATCATCAAAGATCGAATCGAATAGAGTTTTAGAATTTAAAATTAAACTTTTCATAATTTTATTAAATTTATTTTTTATTTACCTCTGATATAGTAAAAATTGTACCTTTTGATAATTTACTGACATTTTGTCATGCGCAAATAAAATACCCTGACAAATTGAGAATTAAATTGATTATATACCAAATTCATTTATCTTTAACTAAAAACCAAGGATATGATAGAGTCGATTGACCCAAATGAAAAAAGTGAAAAAGAAAGTAGTAATACTAATTCGAATACACCAGTTTTAGATAACTTTTCACGGGACTTAATTAAGTTAGCTGAAGAAGGAAAATTAGATCCCGTAATTGGTAGAGATAGAGAAATTACAAGAATTGCTCAAGTACTCTCGAGACGTAAAAAGAATAATCCAATTATAATTGGTGAACCAGGATGCGGTAAGACTGCGATTGTTGAAGGTTTAGCGATGAAAATACTTAATGGTGAGTGTCCTCAGAGTCTAACAGAAAAAAGAATATTATCTCTTGATATGACTTCTATTGTTGCTGGTACAAAATACAGGGGTCAATTTGAGGAAAGATTAAAAGTAATTTTAGAAGAATTACAAAATGCTGATGATATTATAATTTTTATTGATGAGATTCACACCATCATAGGTGCTGGTAATACTTCTGGTTCTTTGGATGCATCAAATATATTCAAACCTGCATTAGCTAGAGGTGAATTGCAGTGTATCGGTGCGACAACTTTGGATGAGTATCGTGAAAATATCGAAAAGGATGGTGCATTAGAAAGAAGATTTCAAAAGATTATGGTTGATGGATCAACTCCTGAAGAAACTTTAGAGATTTTGAATAATTTGAAGGACAAATATGAGTACCACCACAAAGTTATTTATACTGATGAGTCTATTCAAGCTTGTGTTTCTTTGGCGGACAGATACATAACTGATAGAGAATTTCCAGATAAGGCTATTGATATATTAGATGAAGTCGGTGCAAGAGCACAGATAAATGTCAAATATCCTGAAAGTATAGAGAAACTTAAACTCGATTCCAAAGAGATTAAAAAACAAAAAATTGAAGTTGTCAAAAGTCAGAAGTATGAAGAAGCTGCTGAATTAAGAGATAAAGAACGTAAAATATTACGTAAACTCGAACAAGAAAAGAAAGAATTCGAAGAGGAAAAAAATACAACTAGAAAACCAATTACTGAAGAGATGGTTTATGATGTTGTATCTAACATGACTAAAATACCAATTTCGAAACTTACCGCTGATGACAAAAAAGGTTTGTTGAATTTGGAAGAAAATCTTAATAATAAGGTTATTGGTCAAGAACAGGCTGTTGAAAAGATTTCTAAGGCGATTAGGAGAAATAGAATTGGTATCAAAGACCCTAATAGACCAATAGGTTCATTTATATTCTTAGGTTCTACTGGTATTGGTAAAACTTATTTGGCGAAACAATTGGCTAAAGAGATTTTTGGATCTGAAGATTGTCTTATAAGAGTTGATATGTCTGAATATCAAGAAAAACACTCAATGAGTAGATTGATCGGATCTCCTCCAGGATATGTTGGTCACAATGATGGAGGTCAGTTAACTGAGGCGGTAAAGAATAAACCATATTCTGTTGTATTATTTGACGAGATTGAAAAAGCAAATAAGGACATCTTTTCACTACTATTACAATTACTTGATGATGGTCATTTGACTGATAGTTTTGGTCGTAAGATTAATTTCAAGAATTGTTTGATTATTATGACTTCTAATTTAGGTGTGAAGAAATTACAAGATTTTGGAGTAGGTGTTGGTTTTGATACAAAAAACAGAATGAGTAATAACGAAGAAATTAAGAAATCTTTGTTAAGAAAAGAACTTAAAAATTACTTTACACCTGAGTTTTTGAATAGGGTAGATGAAATTATTATATTTAACCAACTGAAAGAAAATGAAGTTAATAGGATTGTATCTATTGAATTATATAAGTTGAATGAAAGATTGGATTCTTTGAACTACAACGTTGAGGTCTCAGATGAAGTTAAATCATACATACAAAAAATAGGTTTTGATGAGAAGTTCGGGGCTAGACCTATTAAAAGAGCAATTCAAGAAAAGATTGAAGATTTAATATCTGAAGAAGTCCTTAGAGGTAATATCAAAGAGAATTTAAAATATCTACTTGATATAGACAAAGAAGAAAAGTTATTTATAAAAAAGTCCAAGTAAGTTTGTTTACTTGGACTTTTTGTTCTATATTTGTAGAAATAATTAACTATGAATATCGAAAAGGCAAATCGTTTTAAAAACCTCTTGAGTGTCCCAACCAAAACTTATAGGGAGGAAATGATGATCGATTATGTTGTTAACTTTTTGACTAAGATCCCAAATGTCAATTTTGAAACTGATCATATGGGAAATATCTATGTCACGAAAGGTGTTCTGGATCAAGGTGAATACTACCCAATGTTCATCGCACATACAGATACAGTTCACGATATTCAGAAAGAAATCGTTGTCAAAGATGAATTTCTTTCGAAACCAACTACCTTTGGTAAGTCATTTGGTAATCAGACGTATGCGTCATATAAGGCATACACTACGGGCGGACTTCCAACAGGTATTGGTGGAGATGACAAGTGTGGGATCTTTTTGTGTCTCGAACTCCTGATGGAACTTCCGAAAGTAAAGATCGGTTTATTCGTATCAGAGGAAACTGGTTGTCACGGTTCTCAGCAATGTGATGAAGAGTTTCTCAAAGATGTAGGATATGCGATTCAGTTTGATGCTCCCGGAAATCACCTTATTACGGAAGTTTGTTCAGGTGTTAGATTGTTTGATCGGGATGGTGAATTTATTAATAAAATTATCCCAGTTTTTACAAAGTACATGAAAACTGATCCCATGCTTCAGTCCCATCCTTACACGGATGTGTCACAAATCAAAAGAAAAGGAGACTTTTCTTGCATCAACCTCTCATGTGGTTACTATAATATGCATTCTGTCCAAGAGTTTGTTGTATTGGAAGACGTAGAGAATGCATTTTATATGGCAAAAGAGATTGTTAACCGATTGGGATATGTGAAATATGATTTTGAGTATCGTAACCCAATGTCTAGCTCTTTCTTCGATTTGTTCCAGAACAATGAAGAAGACAATTCTGATGATGAACTTGACGAATATGAGGTGGACATGTATTATATGGGTAACAATCTGGTGATCGAAAATGAACTTACTGGTGATGGAGTAACTCTGTCACCGAATGATATCGATCGACTTTTGGATTTGATCGAGGAACGGTTTGTTGATTATGAAGAATAAGAAAGATACTTATCAATAAGTTCTTTACATATGGGGATGATTATGGATTTGACTGGTGTCATCAGTCACAAAGGGCACGTAGTGAGAGGTTACCTATCACTTTAATCCACGGTTTCAAAACACAAATGGCGAAACTTTCGCAAAACTTCAGACTCTCGGTTTGATCCGTACTGAAGAGGTATACGCAGCCTAAGGCGACGTATCCAGCGGGTCGGTCAGGACATGTACCTATGAACAGAAGTCCGTTGTTGTGGTGGAGAAATGACTAAACCCTAAATTGAGTCATACATCTATTGGTGACGGAGGATGTAAAAATTCAATCACCTATTTCGGATTGTTGAGAATCAATAATGACCTAAACGTGTAGTCCTTTCTGTTTGGGACAATCAGGACCTGGGTTCGAGGCCCAGCATCTCCACAAAAGATCGACTTGAAAAAGTCGATCTTTTTTTTTATAGTTTAAAAAAATATTTATTTAAAAAAGGGGATTATGAGAAATAATTTAGTATTAGTATTAAATGCAGATTTTTCACCATTAAACATTACGTCATTACACAGAGGTTTTGTACTTGTAGATAAAGGTAAAGCTGAGGTAGTAAAAAAAGGGGAAAATGATATAGTAACATCAGTGGGTAATTTTGTGAGACCAGTGATTATAAGGTTACTAAACTATATAAGATTCAGAAGAGAAGGTCTAAGGGTGAATCGTAGAAGAATATTCAAGAGAGATAAAAATACATGTCAATATTGTGGAACTAAGAAGAATCTAACAATAGACCATGTAATTCCTAGATCTAAGGGGGGTGAAAATACCTGGGTTAATATGGTGACGTGTTGTTCCAGATGTAACACATATAAAGGAAATAAGACACTCAAAGAAGCAGGTTTGAAGTTACTTAACAAACCTAAAGAACCCACAATATTCTCGAATATAATTTATGATGAGGTAGAGTCTATTTGGAATAATTATACAAAGTCTTTCAATAGTATATAAAAAAAAGGTGTCTTTCGACACCTTCTTTAATAGACTTGATTATCCCCTTTTATTTTTCAAGTTTATGATATGATACCATCTCTGATATCGCTCAGTTTCAATTCCATTTTGGAATTTATATCACCCATGATTGGACGAAGTTGATCTACAATTTTATCTTCGAGTTCCGATTGCCCACTTGAAATCTGACTAGATACTGTCGGCCCTGAAAGACTAGAAAGATCAAGTGACATTTCGTTATATTTTGTAGAGTAGATTTCTGCTAATTTTTTGGCTAGGAATCTGGTATCGGTAAATAACTTGGATATATCATCCAATTCAGTATCACCTATTGCCATTTCGATAGCTTCCCGATCAAAATCGGTCCCTTGTAATTTCGAGACTAAAAAGTCGGTAAGTTTATCTTTTATTGTATCCAAAAATTTATCACTATCCTCATTGAACATTTGTCCTAAAACATCAACTAAATTTTCATTTAAAAATGGAATTCCTATATCATTTGAATTGTAGAATTTTATTTCTTCAAATAATTTATTGAATGCATCTGTCACTTGAATTTTTGAATTCTTGTTGACATTTTTAGGTAAAAGGTTTAATCGTGATTTTACAATTTTTTCTTCTATAAGGAACCTCTCTTTTCCTTCCTTCAGAAGATATAGATTTTTCTTTAATTTCTTTTTTAAATCCATAACTATAACTTGATTGTTACTATTGATAAATATCAATTAGTTTATGTTTTTCCTGTAAATTTCTAAAATATTTTCTAATCCTGAAAAAGTTTTGTTTACAGTATCGGTAGACTCAGAAACATTACCATGGTACTTGTTGAAGAAATCTAACCACTGTCCATTTTCCATAAAAACCCAATCTCTATTTCCACCATTTACTACTTTTTTAAGTTGTAAATCATCCTTTGTTTCTTGGTCTTTTTTCTCACCTAAAACGTATAATAAATTATTTTCTTCTTGTAGTTGTGATTTTCCTACCGAGAATTTTGGGTCATCACCAAACCTACATGCCATTTTGTTCGATAATTCATTTGAGATTTTCTTTTTATCAAAGTCGAAACATTTTCCAGTATATAAATCATTACCCCATAGTTGATCACATTCACTTATCGAGTTTCCATTTTCACATCTTTTACAGAAAAAACTTTCTGATAACGTTTCAACACAACGACTGCTTTCAGTATCTGGAGTATCTGGGTTACTTGGTGTTGGTGGAGTTGGATCATCAGGTTGAGTTGGTTCTGCAGATGATCCATCTCCAGTTGCACTTTCAGAATCATCTGTACCTGGTACTGGTGCGGTTCTTTGTTCTAATAATACATTAATTAAACCTTCATTTGATTCATTTACTGACCAACTACTTACAGGACTACAATAATCCGTTGCTAAATTATTTTCTCCTCCTTCTCCAAATTTATAATTACCTCCACTTCCAAAGTCCATATACCATCTTCCACCACTAGGCCTCAATACACCTTTATAGTCACCACATTTGAAGTATACTTTCCCGTTTTCAACTTTTAGATATTGATTCACTAGATTTTTTAATTCACTACTAGTTTCAGATATTCTTAGATCAGACGCGATATCGCCAATTATTCCACGTAGTTCAGGGCTTGTTCTGATTGTATTAAATGATCCTGAAGAAGATCTAGGAGTGTCATTATCTATCTCTTGATCTATTTCTCTTTCAGCCTGTCTTAAATCGTCTTCTAATTCTTCTTCCGTTTGATTCCAACGGTCTTCCATATTGTCCGCAGTTTCTTGATTTAGAAACCCTTTCCTAACTTCATTTAGATAATAAATCAAATCGTCAATTAATGTCGGTGATCCTTTCATAACTTCTCTCGTTAAATCACCACTAAAATCATCAGTACTTTGCCCTAAAAAATCTTCTAACATTTCTTTTAAAAAAGGTGAAGACTCACCTTCTTCCATGATGTCCATAGCCCAAGCTAACCAAGGTAAAAATGATTTATCATTTGCTATTTTTTTACAAGCTTCATTTTCCGGATTTCTACCGGAAGATAAACAAGAATTTATAATGTCCCTACCTTCTTTACCTGAAACATAAAAAGCAAATGAATTTCTCATTGTCTCAGCAAAGGCATATAAAATTCTAATTTTGATTAGTCTACCTAAAAGTGCAATCAAAAATGATGCTCTCGCAGCTTTTTTACCACCAGCCCTTACAAGTTCAGCATATGCGGGATTATCTTGTGTTGGTACACCTCTATAATCTCCATACACCGCTCTTTTCCACCATGCTTCACTAGGGAAAGATTCTTTAAAACCTGTTATGGTAGTATCTAGAATTTTAGATCTACCTAAACTTACGCCTTTTAAACTAGATCTTAATTGTTTGAGAAATGGTCTAAAGGTATTCGACATGAAAGCTTCTTTCAAAACTAAAGTTGTAGGAAATCTATCACCATAAAGTAATTTTGATATTCCTAAAAAATCTCTGAAATTGTTTGTACCCCCTTTCAGGTCGTTATATAACTTTTCCAAAGACCTAATTCCCGGATCTTCTATAGTTCCTCCTCTTCCTCTTGGAGCTTGATCAATAACAAGTTCTAGTTGTTCTCTAACACCATCCAAAGCAGACGACTGGTCGTCTGCTAATTTTAGAATATCCTCGTTAATTTTTTTTCTGAGTCTAGCTTTAATTGTTGGATCTTTTGTCTCAGCGAATTTTCTTGAATTACGTAATAATCTTTCCGCCCTTTCTTTAACTTTAGTTGATGGTACCTTAAAAACGTTCCTTAGTCTTGCTCCGATACCTCCCTCTTGTTTTAATAATTGGTCAATCTCTTCATCCGAATAAGATGGAACATTAACCCACGAAGATTCTTCAGTAAAATCCTCCATATCTGCGATATCTTTTTCAGACACATTTGGTTCAGGTGAAGGAGTTTCAGGTTCGTCAGCTTTTGGAGTTGTTGTATCGTCAGTTGCTTTAGCTAGTTCGGAGGTTCTTTTTTCAAATCTTTCTCTAGTTTGTTTATTGACTTCCCTTAAGATCTGATTGTCAAGTACCTCACCTTTAGATTGGGTTCTTAATACTTTATTTCCAAATTCATTTACCATTCTAGCGGCAGCACTTTCGGGAGTAAATCCAGATTCTATCATTTCATCTAAGAATTTTTTCACTTCTGCATTTCTGAAAAAATCGTTGACTAGTTTCGAAACAAATCCAGGATCTTTCAATATTTGCGCTGTTATCACATCAACCAGTTCTGTATTATTTAACTTTTTAGCTGTTGTGACAATATCATTTAAAGTTTTTCTTTTTGCTGCGGTTGAAGTTGACGCATCGGCAACTTGATTTTCTAACTTTGTAATTAAAGGTGCAAGTTCATCAATACTTCTAGCACCTCTGGAAATAAGAAATTGTAATAAGTCATCAATATATGCTTGTTCAACGATGACTTTTTTATTAACACCCATTATTTCATGTATTCTTTTTATATTATCCTTTTCTTTCATCATATAAACTTTTTAATTTAGTTGATGTCTCTTTTCCAACAATACCATCTAACCCATCTAAATCATAATCAATTTGAAAATCAATTACAGCGTCTTGTGTAACTTTTCCAAAATCACTATCTATGCCTGATTCACCTAGATCATAACCTAGTGTATTTAACATTATTTGAATGTCTCTAACAAATTTACCCTTTGATCCTAATTTGGCTATTTTATCTCCCGATAATAAATCATTAAAGGTTGTCTGTTGTTTTGTACCTTGTTCTAAGTTAGACCATCTATTGTCAATCAAATCGAACGTAATGTTATCGTATGTATCATTGAAACTATCTTGAATTTGATCTGCGATATCACTATCTGTAAAATCTATGTCACTATTTTCGATAATTTCTATGATCAATTCTTGTTCCTTACTTTTATCTATATTACCATCAGAATCAGTCAAACTTAACCATAGATCATAAAGTCCATCGATTATAGTTGGTCCTAAAGTACCATCATATAACATGTCCATAATCTTCGAGAATTCTGACTTATCTCTCATTCTTTTTCGGTATCCTTCTGGAGCTGCTAAAAGTGTCCATAATAAATCTACACTGACGGCTATACGACCTATTTTAACAACTAATTGAAGACCCTTACCACTAACTTTTGCTAAAGTTCCTAGAGTCCACAATAATCCTTTACTGACCATATGTTTATTTAGAAATTTCAATGAGTTTCTAGCACTAGTCTTTAATATTTCAGGTGCATTTTCTACGAATGATTTTGAAAATCTTTGCCATAATTCACCTTCTAAATCAGTTAAGACTTTATTATTGGAAATTTTTTGTAATAACGCTGGTAACTTTTTTAATTCCTGTTCAGTAATTTCTTTACCGGCTTTCTTACCAAGTGCACTCACTAACTCACCACCTGGTATCAATGAGAGTGCTAACATCATACTACCCATATAAGGATCTTTTTCCTGAACGAAATACGCAGCGGCATCAGCAACACCAATAGTAGTACCTGCAGCTAACATAGCAGCCCCTATTGGTGCTCCAACACCTGTAGCAACAGCTAATATACCACCAATTGTAAGTCCTATTTCTAAGTAACCTGCCAAATCATGATTCCATTTAATATTATCTAAGGAATCCTTACCGTACATTTTATCTTCATATTCCTTATCAGTCATATTAAGTGCACGTGCATTTCTCCTTGATATCCCTAGGTTTCTGTCCGAAACAGAGTCAGGTTTTTGTTCTAATAGAGTTTTAGACCTATCATAATTGATAAGTCTATTCATCTCACTGACTTGTGTTGATATTTTTTGGTCGTAGGTCATATATTTTATATAAATATCTTACCAAAGAGGATTTCCTTTACCCCTGGTGATACCATAAGAATCTTGCCATTTAGAATTTTGATCAATAGGATTTGCGGGTCCTCTAGAAACTCCACTGTCCCAAGTTGAAATCCCAGCATTAGTTGCATCTGAATCACCTGTTGTATCTCCTCCACCATCTTCTTGTTCTGCCATTTCTTCACCATACACATCAACGTCACCACCATCCGAATCGAAATTATATGCTGGTTTTATTCCCAATAGTGAATCTAAACTAAAATCTACTGGTTCTTCGAATTGTTCTGGACCACCAGAATCGAAGTTATAACCAGATTCCACATCTGATACATCCATATCATCAGTTTCTTCTTCTTTTATTTTGTTTTTAGACTTTGATTCCTTATCTTTATAAAGTTGATTTTCACCCTCAGTCATTAATCCCTTAATACGGGAAATTTCGGTTTTTAAATTCATATCTATAAATATATCATGTTTAACAAAGTAATTGTACCTCTTTTTTTCATTGTCGCAACAATTTGTACTGGTTGTTACCAATATTCAGAACCTACCTTTCCTACCTTGGATGGTACGTATATTCTTCGGTCTGTCACCATCAATCGTAGTAACGTATATACTAGTGAGATTGGTGATACGACAATCTACCACGGTGACTTCTCATATCTCAACCCAGCAGGTCCACTAGATTCAATGAAAGTAGGTAAAACACGTATTCACTTTAGTGGGAATAAATTGTACACAGGTTATTATCTTCAGAATGGAGGTGATCATTGGCACTATGATTATGATTTCACTCTTCAACAAGATTTTATCACTAATCGTTGGGTTGCAATCAATGTCGAATACGTAACACCTATTCTTAACAGTCTCCGTCGTTATATGATCATTGAAGATGGTATGGAATATTTGATGCTGGAGGGTCCAACTGAATATGAAGATCCCATCACTGGTTTTAAGTGTAATTATCAACTAGAATTTATTAGAGTAGGTGCATAATAAAATGAGGGGACTTCCCCTCATTTTATTTTTTTAAATATTTCAATAATATTAGTTTTGAACCATTCCTGATTATCTAAGGCTTTGTTTTTTATGTTATCAGGTAATCTCGACTCTACAATATAATCATCAAAAGTCTTTTCATTCAAAGAATCGTTAAGGACCCTAGAAAATTTATAATATAATATCCTATTAAGTTTTGGAGTCGGTGCCTCAAATGTGATTACAAAATCATTATCATTAGCCCAATCCATAATTGGTTCAGCATCCAATTTAGTGTCTACTTTTTGAGGAAAATTACTCAATAGTTTGTTTTGAGTTGCACCGACATGTAAGACTTTGAGTGTAGGACTCACGATAATTATTATTTGCTTACTATCTAAACCAAAAAAAGTAGGTTTTGTTAAATACACTTTTCCGAGCAGAGAGTACACCATCCCCTTTATATCTGAGATCCTCTTTTGATTACTATCTGGTATGTTTATTACTCCACTCATATTTTTTATTTTTAATCGATAGGAATTCTATCGGGAAAAGTTGTATAATACTCATTTAAAAATGAAACGAGATTTTCAACATCAATTTCGTTTTGATCAATGAATTCTTCCCAATCGGTATCATCATTGAAATCAAAAACCTCTAATTCTTCTTCGACATAACCAAAATCAATCAAATGATTATATTCGATTTTGTCTGAAAATACATTTTCATCCTCATCCAAAAATTCAACTTCGATAGAATTTTCAAATGAATCGAAATTCTGATATATTACTTCGAGAACTTTCATAACATTTATTTTTTATACAAATATCTATAAAAGTTTCAAAAATCAAGTTTTCTTAAAAAATTATTGATTCGAATGATAAGCGTCGAGAATTTCTTCACAGTGTTTCTTAGAATCACATTTTCTCCAAACACCTCCTTTCTTATTATTCATTACAACCCAACCACCATCTTTCTTTCTGATACATCCAGCTTCGGTGTCAGCACAACCTTTACCGTCTTGTTCATTAACAATATTGGTGTACTCCTTTACATCACCTTTACCATCGACAGTAATTCCTTTTTTGTCTGTGGCTAAATCTTCTTCTTCTAAAGGAGTCAAGTTATCAGTTTTTTGTAACATTACTTGTTTTTCGAAAGCAACTCTGTGACTTTCCAAAATAATTTTTCTTTCTTCTTCAGTTATTCTAATCATTGTAATAATTTTTTATTTTTTATAATAAAGTTCCAAATTCCATATAGAATGTATGAACTTCTTTGGCTAGTTTAAATAGTTCGTCATTTATCTGATTCAAGTTCAAATCATCTTCACTGTTTCTTACTGCGTTCATTGCACCTCTTGCCATAATGTTTCTCATTTCATCGGCCTTATCTAAAACTTCGTCTAAATTTTCATTATCTTCAGGTAATTCTAGTCGATTTGTGTTCTTGAAGTTTTCAGCTTTGACCCAGTTTTCTATCCAATCTCTTCCAGAATAAATAAAAGGAGCTGCACCCCACATGTTAGTTATTCCGCTGTCTCTAAGATCTAATAAAAATTGATTTAATTTTCTTAAGTCTGATCCACTTAATTTCTTTAGGAGATTTACAATATCTTTATATCTGTCAGGATTTCCTCCGACTTGTTCCAATAATTGGTCAACAATCATCCAACTATCCTCTGGCATAAGATTCAGACTTCTACCATTTTCCCAATCAACCCCATACATAAATTCTCCTTCTTTAGAAAATGGATCTTTGTTTTTTCTCGTTACTTTTCCAGTCGTACCAACAGTGATAGGTGAGAATGGATCGTCCATATGGATCAATCTTATAGTGTCACCTACTTTTAATTCTGGATTTAATTTTGACTCTTGCTTCATATGTTTATAAATATGTATATTTATATTAATAGATCATGAAAATATTAATATCAGAAACTCAGTACAGAACTTTAATTGTTGAATCATCAAAAGAAAAGATTATATCAACAACTCAAGAAAACTTTCAGTCTTTTTTATCTATACTAAAGACAGCACAAGAACAATTGAAAGATTCGTTTAGATTCCTAATAACTTACGGAGCAGGTATTGGTGCATTAGTAGGTCCTGTAACGCAATATTTACAAGGTGAATTTCCTACTTTAAATAGAGAACAAATAGCATCTTTATTTATCATGGCAGTTTCTATAGTATTTTTTGAAAAACAGAATCTAAAGGTTAATAAAGAATGGTTTGAAACAAGAACTTTGGGGGATGAATTAGAAACCGCAATTGAATATCTAGAAAGAATGAAAGCTAAAGTGAGTAATATTCTTAAAATTACTGGGTCCTCGATTTATAGAAGTATGGATATATTATCTTACACATTTCTCTTACCAATATTTTCAGTTTTGTTGAATTTAATAACAGACCAAAATGTAAACAGTGATACTTTAAATGATATTATAGAACCATTAGTCTCTTCTGGACTAATTACATTGAGTGGTGCCGCAATCAAAGAATTTATTGATAGACTTGTAAATAAGTTACAATAATTTTTTTTTCTGAACAGTTTTTTGTATATTAGTAATATGAAAAACGTATTAGTCCTCTTACTCTCTTTTATTTCTCTACAGTCAATTGCTCAGAATGACTTTGTTATTTCATGTTGGGTATCAATTAATGATCTGGAAGATGTTTATATTGATAGTCTTACTCAACATTATGATCTTAACATTTCTGATATGATGTTTATTCATGATGAAGATTCACTTTACAAAGAGTTGACACATGGTGATTATTTTTGTACAGGTTACCACTGTTTTAAATATGGTAATGACAATGTAACATCATTTGTCAAAGAAGAATACGGTACACCAGAATACAAGATGGATTCTAAGTATGTTTTTATCGAGACTAGAGAATATACAGATGAAAAGTATGGTCGAAATAGAACGACCATCTATATCTTTAATTAATTTGACTAGTGTACTTGGGAAGTTTCACTTCAAATCGTCTGTCCATTGCAGTTTGCTTCGAGTCATGATTCTTCTTACCGGGTTTCCAACAATTTCCACTATCACAATTCTCACCCATACCTTTTGGATTGAATTTTAGATCTGGATATTTTGCACTCAACAACTCAGCAACTCTTTCAGCTCTTTTTTGTGATAAACAAAGGTTGTAGTCTTTTCTTTTTGATCTATTAGAACAAGGACTAAATGGCCAACCCTGACTTGGTCTAGGACCTTCTGGATCATCATCACGGGATGAGAAACCAAGTATATTTATTGGATTTTGTTTCAAAAACTCCTTGTAATCTGGTTGTTCCTCGAATATTGCATTTAGTTCTTGAATTTTCTTATCAAATTCTGATTGACCTTGAGGTAAGAAATCAACTGAGTTGAACACGAATGGGTTTCCGATTCTAAATTGTATTTCAATTGGTCTTCTTACTTGTTTTTCTGCGGGTCCAAACTCCTCCGCTCTCGGACCCATACCATTTGGTTCTAAAAAGTAACAACCTTTTCCTTTTCCAGGTTTTCCTTTTTCACACCAATATTGACCAAATCTAATTTGAGGAGAATCTACACGTCTGTTTTTTGGTAATCCAGTACCCATCTCTGTTGAAGATTTTTTGACACAAAGTAATCTTATTGTAGGATATTTGATATTTGGATTTTTTACATTTCTTGGTATATCTAAAACATAAAAACTTTTTCCTGTATAAAGTGATACTCCACCGGCCAATGCTGACTGTCCTTGACTACCTCTTTTACAAGGTTTCTGATCTGGATATTTATCTCTATCAAATTGAATTTCATTCGCAATCTGATAATTTTTGAAACCTGGTGTCCCTTCTCCAACGGCAGTTCCAGTGGTGATATCATAAACTACACTTCTAGCATTTCCAATATCAGTATACTTCTTAGGTCCTGAAGTATCATTTGCAACTTCTAGAGAATTACCATTACCATTATCTGAAATTTTAAAAATCAGATCTCCACCGAGCTTGAATCTGAATTCAGCTCTTTTATTTTCTTGTTCTAAAATAGAGTCTAGACCTAGAATCTCTCTATAACGACTTATCTCATTCAATAATTTCTTCTCCATAATAATAAATATATATTATTGTTTAAATTTATCATCATATAACGATGATAAATACAAGGTTAATTCTTCGATATCTTCATCATTTAATCCATGGATCGGTTTATTTCTTTGAAACCATGATCTAATTACGAAGTCTATAGGTTGTTTTCTTAGTCTTGCAATTCTTCTTAATCCTTGTATCTGTGCGGGTAATTCTTTAGGTTGTAAGTAATAACTTTTATCTTTTGGTACATCACCGTCATCATCTAATTCCCCTCTTTCATTTTGAAATAAATGCTCCATTTCATGCCTAACAATATCATTCAAGTCACCGATTAAATCATAAAGTAGTTTAGGAAGAAAATTAGGATTAGCAGTTAATCTTATTTCGATAACATCATCATCTTTATCATAATCACCATCAAGACGATATTCACCATCTAAATATTCATCTAAATTATACACGAATTCTATACTAAATGGAGGTATACCATCGATTTCATATTCGAACTTTTCACCATTAGTTATGTCTTCTGGTAAGTAATATGTTTTTTCAATTCTAGTTTTCACAATTTCAGTCAATGACTTTACAATATCTCTAACGTATTGATCTGTAAAACTTCTCTCAATAATCAACGATTCTTTTATTGTACTTACAACTTCAGGATAATTCAGATCAACGATTTCATTATTTTTATCATCGTAACTTATTTTTTGTAATAACTTTCTCATCGCATTTAGACCTGAAACTCTTTTATCATTTGAGTCCAACACAATCCATGGTGATTCATCATGAGATGTGTCTTTGAATACTCTTTCTTTATACTTTGTATATTCATCCCACTTATCTTTGGATGCTTCGTCATTAGGAGAATATTTCCAATATTTCAAAGGTGACTGTTGTCTAAGGGTAAACCTTTTTTCCTGTCTATCTTGAGTTATCGATAACCAGAATTTTAATAATATTACACCCTTTGAAATTAAATCTTTTTCGAATGGTACAACTTCATTCATAAATTTTTCGTATTCTTCCTCTGAAGAATATCCCATGACTGGTTCAACAATACCTCTATTGTACCAACTCCTATCAAAGAACGTAATCACACCTGGTTTTATATACTTTTCATACCTTTCGAACCAATTCTTTTTTTCTTCTTCAGTCGGTATACCTAATGCAACTATCTGGTAGTATTTAGGATCCAAATACTCAGTAAACTTTTTAATAGTTGATCCTTTACCTGCACTATCTCTACCTTCAAAAACAACCGCAACTGGTACGTTGTTTTCTTTAACCCACTCTTGAAGTTTCAATAATTCGATTTGTAATAATTCTTTTTCTTTGATGTATTTTTTTCTAGGTATTTTAGATTCTTCTTCCTCTTCGGATCCATCTGGTACATTATCTAATGATTGTTGATTTATTTTTTCTTCATACTCCGCTCTTTTAGGTAATGAAATTAATAACTTCTGTAAGAATTCTCTGATCGAGTCCTCCTTATTACCAGGTTTTAAAAATTTATTTTTCAATCCTCTTATTGTAGTGGAGAAATCAATTAAATTTATATAGTCAGAATCTCTTAACTCACCTAACAATTTAGTAATCTCTTCATCAAAAATTTGATTCTCATCTAAAATATCTTGTATTTGTTGTAGATACCTGTTTATTTCATCGGCTGAATCTTCTTTCTGATTTAAACCTTTGAAAAAGTTAGTAATAGTATCAAAAAAACCTTCGACTAATAGTCTTCGATCCTTTTTTTTATTTTCATTTATTTTGAAAACAATTGAATTAATAATATTGGTCGGGTTTTCATCCTCATAGAATCCTGTCTTTATTCTAAAAAAGTTATCTTCCACAATTGATTTTGCATATACTCCATCCCCAGTAATTAATTTTACCGAGTCTAGTATTTCATTATAATAATCTTTAAACTCTTCACTCATCATAAATTACAGTTTCAAATTCAATTAAATAATCATTAAGTCCCAGTAAATTTTGAAGATTATAATATAACTCAAAACCTATTGTCTTATATCCATGAACATACATTCTTAAAACACTATTTTTTAAATCATCTGAAAGTCTATCATCGATGTGTACTGTTGTCGGTGCAAGATCACTGTCGATTTTCAAATCTTTCAAATACAAAATAATTTTTAAAAACTTCTCGATCGATAGACCTCTTCTTTTTGTACCGATAGATTTAATATCCATTTTATACTCACCTGAAATTTTGTCTAAACTTTTCGATTTTATATTCTCCAATTCGATGTTGAATTGTCTGTATCGATTAAGATATTGATTAGCCTTTCGGACATTATCTATTTCAGAATCAATTTCTTGTTTAATTCTATTCTGTTCATCTTCCCAGTAATTTGGATTATATTCTTCCATTACACAATGTCATCTGATTCTATAAGTGTATATGTGAATGAATTACCCCAATTATCTTTGGCTTTATTACAAATTTCCATGAATAATTCGAAGTCATCATATGCTGCAATTACTTGACAACCCGCACTCCATTTATCTATTTGTTTAGATTCGCCTCCTTTGATTCCTGTTGCTCTATGGATGTTAATACCATATATTCCTTCTTGAACATTTTCTTCTAAAAGATCATAACAAACATCAAGATTATCATCTCTGTAAACTTGAACAGGTTTCTGTTGCCTGAGTGCCTCGTACTTTCCTTGGTGTAATCCGATTTTGTGTGACCCTCGATACTGATTAGGTTTCAAAACTGCAACACCGGATTCGTTCAGTATATTTTCGACCCAGTGTTTTCCAGGATCTGTTGTCGCTTTGAAACAATGGAATTTCCAGTCACCGTTGGATTTATAAGATAAAGTGATGCAATCATCAAATTTATTAGTCACTTCTTGGTTAGTGTCAGAATTCCTAACACCTACAATATTTAAATTGTAATCACCATTTTCAAACCATTTGTAATCTTTCGATTTGATTGTTTTTTCAATTTGTTCTCTAGTATAACAACCCATTTTTTATAAATTTACTTGATTTATATCAAATAAATATGTTTTAATACCTGTTTAATACAAAAGGAAGTGATAAACAAACCCCAAAATCCAATGTATTTGATACATTAAAAAGTAAACCAACGTCAACATTCCGGGTCTTCTCTGTAAAAATTCGAGATGGGTGAAATTTAAACATAAAATCTGGATGAAATTGTGGTTCACTATCATAAGTCATTTTTACCCCACAACCTAGACTAATAACCTCCGATTTACTCATGTAAGTTAAACCTAGTCTGTTGAGATATGCATTGTTTACGATAAGGGGGTCACCAGGTATCAAAATCATCCTATATGTGGTATAAAAACCCCAAGGTGATACATCAGTTGTAAAATTAAGATTATCAGTACTGAAATAAAAAGACGTTTCATCAAATAAGAAACCTACTCCTGATGATTGACCATAAATACTAAAATGTGTTGAAGCATAAATTAATATGAAAAGTAAAATGTTTCTCATTAAATGTACTATTTATGGACAACGACTCGAGTATAATTTTTTTAAAATCTAATAAATTTTTTATGAAAAATCTATTATTCTTGTCGGTTTTTTACATTATTTCGATTTTTTCTGTGTTTTCACAAGAAGAATGCGGTACCGATGAGATAATAAATCGAAATCCGTTTTTACAACAAGTGTATGAGGAGCGAGTTGCATGTGCACCAGAAGTTAATCTAGACACGGCACAAGTTCTTACTATCCCTGTAGTTGTTCACATTGTACATTTAGGTGAACCAGTTGGGGAGCAGACAAATATTTCAGATGAACAGGTCTTAAGTATGGTTGAAAATTTAAATCATAGATTTAGGGCCGATACAGATGCTTTATCACAATTAGTATCAAGTTCAGGTACTCAATCATATGATGAATATCAATTATCATTGGCAATAGATAGTAAAATTGAATTCTGTATGGCTCAAAGGGATCCTGATAATCAACCAACAGATGGTATTGTCCGACATGATGGGTCCAATTTAGTATATAATGGTGAATCTTATGCTGAAGATGGTGTTGCAATAGACAGTCAATCTTCAGGTATTAGTGATTCCTGGATGAAATCAACACTAGGTTGTTGGGATACTGAAAAATACTATAATATATGGATAGTAACTGAAATAGGTGGTAATAACGGAGGAGGAGGTATACAAGGATACTCATATATTGGTTACTACGGTACGAGTTGTAATTCAGGTCCAGTATTACTTTATAATGTGGCAGGTACTGTAGGTAACATAAAATTAGGTAATTTAAATTCAACTACTGCACATGAGGTAGGTCATTCACTAGGTTTATATCATACATTTTGGAACACAACGAATTGTACTGGCGAATCTACATGTACTAATGGTGATTACATACCAGATACCCCAGTAACAAGTTCAAATATCAGTTGTAGTTTTCCAGATTGTGAAGATGCAATAACTGAAAATTATATGGATTATACAAGTCAATCTTGTAGGATTATGTTTACTCAAAACCAGATAGAAGAGATGAGGAATGTGTTATGGTCTGATATGAATGGAGTAATAAATAACAACTATAATTGTCAGTCATTAAGTTCTAAAGATCTGGCAATAACAGGTGTTTATGGTTTACCTGAAAGTTGGTGTCAAAGTCTTATAAGTTTTAATGTTAAAGTTAATAATTTAGGTGGTGATGATGCTGTTGATGGAGTACTTTCAATAAATGGCACACTATATGATCTACCAACCATCCCTAGTGGTGATTTTACGGTTATGGAATTTGTAGATTATACTTTAGGTAATGGTCAATTTAATTTTGAGGTTATTTTAGATGGTGATGAATACCCTTCTAACAACACAGCTTTCGAAAGTGTAATAGTTGAAAACGAAAGTCTACTTGAACTTGCAGTTACAACTGAATTTTTTGCAAATCAAAATACTTACACATTAACTGACGAAGTTGGTAATGTGCTGTTAGATGAGGGAGGATTTGGTGCTGGTATTACAACTCGTGTATATGAGTTATGCTTACCAGACGGTTGTTACACCCTTACATTATATGATAGTGATGGTAATGGGTGGCAATATGGTGGTGAATATACTATAACAATAAATGGTGAGGAAATTTCCTCATATACTAGTAGTGGTAGTTGGTCAGAATATAGTGAAAATTTCTGTGTTGACTATACATGTGAATTAGAAACAGATATCTGTCCTTGGGATTTAAATGACGATAATGTAGTAAATAACAAAGATTTACTTGTATTACTAACTAATATGGATACTGAAGTTGGTTATTGTACTCCTGGGGATTTTAATTTCGATGGTTTTATAAATCAAGACGATATTAATTTATTGGTCGATAACTACGGTATGTTATGTGCTGAAGGTGTAATAGAAAATAAAAAATATATTTCATTAAGTGATCATTATGTTGTTGGTGATCCTTCTTATTATGATATGTCAGGAAAACAAGTAATTGTATTATCTCCTGCTGATTTAAGTCCTGGTGTATATCTAGTGACTGAGAAATGGTCGGATGGTACTGTTATAACAAAAAAAATATATATAAATTCATGGTAAACTTAAAAAGTTTTTTCTTATCTTTAATTTTATTAGTTCCGTTTATTACGTTTTCTCAAGACGAATGTGGAACTGATGAAATGATTCGTAGAAATCCGTTTCTACAACAATTATATACGGAACGAGTTGCTTGTGCACCCGAAGTCGATTTAGACACAGCACAAGTACTTACTATCCCAGTAGTGTTTCACGTAATACACTTAGGTGAACCTTTGGGGGTGGAGACCAATATCTCCGACGAACAAATCTTAAGTTGTATAGAAAATCTTAATCATCGATTTAGAGGTGATGTTGAATCTTTAGCTGCTCTAACTGATCAATATGACGAGTATGAATTATCATTAGTAAAAGACTCAAAAATTGAATTTTGTTTGGCTGCTCGCGATCCAAACAATGAACCAACTGATGGTATTATGAGATACGATGGTAGTGACCTAACTTATACTAATAATGCTGGTAGTCAACCCGTATTTGAATCATACGCTGAAGATGGTATAAGTAATGATCCTGGAACTGCCCCTGGGCTTACTGGAATCCCCCATACTTACTTAAAACAATTATACCATTGGCCAGTAGATAAATAT